TTATTTAAACAGTAATAAGTTTAAAGAAGTAGATACCGGAGATAAAAGTTTTTGGATACAAGAAAGTAATCAGGTGTTCAATGATATAGTTACGTTTGAGTTGGAGGTTATTGAGAACAAACCTATTAGACCACTTTTACAATTTTTTAGAGTTTCTAATAATAAGCTAGATACTGATTGGAGAATTCACGCAGATACTATTATTAATAATGAAAAGCCTGACAGAGCCTTAGTTCTATATTTATCTGAGTCTGAAATTAAGGACCTACACGGCACGGCTTTTTGGGAACACAATGATATGGGCGAAACGATGCCATCTAATATTTCTGATGATGAGTTTGATTTAATATTAAAAAAAGACTCTAATGATTTAGATAAATGGAATCTTAAAAGTGTAGTTGGATATAAACCTAATAGGCTAATATCTTACCCTGCTAATTATTTTCATAGCAAGTACCCAAACATAAGTTGGGAAAAGGGAAGAGTAGTCTATGTAATGTTCTACAAAAATGAGTAGAGAATGGGATTGGATGGATGAGCAAGATTATCCACTAAAAAAAAAGAAAAGAATTAGAGATGAATTCAAAAGAAATAAAATTAAAAATAATAGAGGCAGGTCACAAGGCAGTAGAGCAACTGATAAAGATAGCGAAGGAGACTATCATTAATCACGACCCTGAAAATGACTTATCTGCTGACAGATTAAAGAACGCAGCAGCAACTAAAAAGTTAGCTATCTTTGATGCATTCGAGATACTAAGCAGAATTGAGTCAGAAAAAGAAGCAATTGATTCTTTAGATAACGGAGTTAAAAAAACAGATACAAAACAAGGATTTGCAGAGAGAAGGTCTAAATAAACTATATCAAACACTTGAAGGTATTGTACCAAAAAATGTTTTAACGTCTAAGAACAGGGCGAGAACGTGGCTATATGGATACAATGTCAAGTACGATATTATTGTTATATCCAAAACAGGACAGATTGGAGATATAATTGTAATTGAAGGACTACGGATTGCACTTCCTTTAACACCAAAAAAGTGTTACGAAAGAAGTAAAAATAAAAAAGAACAATATTGGGAACGTCAAGAAATACCCAAGACTCTTGATAAAATACAATCTATATTTCAATGGAATGAAATGTCTTCAGATTTTAAAGACAGATGGGTTGAATATGTAGAGTCAGAGTTTGACAGAAGAGAACAAGGGATGTGGTTTATGTCAAACGGTAAACCAACGTATATAACCGGTGCTCAATATATGTATCTACAATGGACAAGTATTGATGTTGGGTATCCTGATTTTAGAGAAGCTAATCGAATACTATTTATTTTTTGGGAAGCTTGTAAAGCTGACAAAAGAAGTTTTGGTATGGTGTATTTAAAAATAAGACGTTCAGGTTTTTCTTTTATGTCATCATCTGAATGTGTTAATACAGGTACCCTAGCTAAAGATGCAAGGGTAGGTATATTATCTAAAACAGGTTCTGATGCAAAGAAAATGTTTACCGATAAAGTTGTTCCTATTAATAACAGGTTGCCATTCTTTTTTAAACCCATTATGGATGGTATGGATAAACCTAAAACTGAATTAGCTTTTAGAATTCCTGCTGCAAAGATTACCAAAAAAAATATGTATGAGGTAACTGATGATGAGTTATATGGATTAGATACAACAATTGATTGGAAAAATACAGATGACAACAGTTATGATGGTGAAAAACTATTACTGTTAGTTCACGATGAAAGTGGGAAGTGGATTAAACCAAATAATATATTAAACAATTGGAGGGTAACTAAAACTTGTTTGAGGTTGGGTAGCAAAGTTATAGGTAAGTGTATGATGGGTTCTACATCCAATGCTTTAGATAAGGGTGGTAGTAATTTTAAAAAACTATATACTGATTCTAATCCCACAACTAGAAATGCAAATGGTCAAACTAAAAGTGGGTTATATTCACTTTTCATTCCAATGGAATGGAATATGGAAGGCTTCATAGATAGGTATGGAATGCCTGTGTTGAGTAAACCAAAAACTCCTTTATTAGGGATTGATAATGAAATGATTACTCAGGGTGCTATAGATTATTGGGAAGCAGAAGTAGATTCTTTAAAAAATGACCCGGATGCATTGAATGAATATTACAGACAATTCCCTAGGACTGAGTCTCACGCATTTAGAGATGAGAGTAAACAATCTATTTTTAATTTAACAAAAATATATCAGCAAATAGATTACAATGATTCTCTAATACTAGAGCAGCACGTTACTCAAGGAAATTTATCTTGGAAAAACGGAATAAAAGATTCTAAAGTTATTTTTTCTCCTGACAATAGAGGGAGGTTTTTTGTTTCTTGGACTCCAAATAAAAACTTACAGAATAACGTAGTAGAAAAAAATGGAATTAAATATCCGGGCAACGAACACATAGGTGCATTTGGATGTGATAGTTATGACATATCAGGAGTTGTTGGAGGTGGAGGTTCTAATGGAGCGTTACACGGAAAGACTATGTTTAATATGGATGAAGCACCGAGCAATGAGTTCTTTTTAGAATATGTTGCTAGACCACAAACGGCTGAAATATTTTTTGAAGATGTTTTAAAAGCTTGTGTGTTTTATGGTATGCCAATTCTTATTGAAAATAATAAACCAAGATTATTATATCATTTTAAGAATAGAGGATATAGAGGTTTTTGTATGAATAGACCTGATAAAGCATACATCAAACTATCAAAAACAGAAAAAGAATTAGGAGGTATACCCAACTCTAGTGAAGATGTAAAACAAGCACACGCTTCTGCAATAGAATCTTATATTGAAAATAGTGTAGGATTAAAAGAAGATACTGAAATGGGGGATATGGTTTTTCTTAGAACATTAGAGGATTGGGCAAAGTTCGATATTAGTAACAGAACTAAGTTTGATGCATCAATAAGTTCGGGATTAGCCATAATGGCAACACAGAAAAATCTCTATTTACCTACAAAAAATCTTTCAAAAATAAAGATTAACTTTGCAAGGTATAGTAACAAGGGCAAATATAGCGAAATAATTAGATGAAAAACGTAAACATAAACATATCATCTGCAGGGTTTCCAAGTCAATTTGTATCAGATTCAAAAAAGGCAAGTGTCGAATTTGGGTTGCAAATTGGTCAAGCTATTCAATATGAATGGTTCAAAAAAGATGGAAACAACTGTAGGTATTATAATCAATGGCGAGAGTTCAATCGTCTACGATTATATGCGAGAGGTGAGCAACCTATCGGAAAATACAAAAACGAATTAGCAATTGACGGAGATTTGTCCTATCTGAATTTGGATTGGACACCTGTTCCTGTCTTACCAAAGTTTGTTGACATTGTTGTTAATGGAATGCAAGACCGTGAGTTTCACGTTAAAGCCTATGCACAAGATGCAATGTCTCAATCCAAAAGAAGCAAGTATCAAATGATGGTTGAGGGACAGATGATAGCAAAGCCAATGCTTGAAACTATACAGAAAAAAACAGGTGCTAATCCTTTTACTGTAGAGCCTGAAACTCTTCCGAATTCGGATGAAGAGTTGAAGCTATATATGCAGTTGAATTACAAACCTGCTATTGAGATAGCAGAAGAGGAAGCTATAAGTACATTGTTTGAGTCAAACAAATATAACGACATAAGAAAAAGATTAGACTATGACTTAACTGTACTAGGTATATCTTGTGCTAAACACGAGTTCCTGCCCGGAGCCGGTGTTAAGGTTGATTATGTTGACCCTGCTAATATTGTTTATAGCTATACAGAAGACCCACACTTTAAAGATTGTTTTTATTGGGGAGAGATTAAAACTGTTCCAATTGCAGAATTGGTGAAGATTGATACCACTCTTGATAACGAAGACTTAGAAGAAATATCACAATACTCTCAGAGTTGGTATGACTATTATGGTACTTCGCAGATGCAGCAGAATGATATTTTTTACAGAGATACTGCAACCTTAATGTATTTCAATTATAAGACAACAAAAAAAGTTGTATATAAAAGAAAGGTAAAGGATAACGGTAACGTCAGTATGATAGAAAAAACTGATGAGTTTAATCCACCACCTGAAATGCAAGAAGAAGGAAACTTCGAGAAGGTTGAAAAAACTATTGATGTATGGTATGATGGTGTAATGGTAATGGGTACTAATATAATTCTGAAGTGGGCATTAGCCGAGAATATGGTTAGACCACAATCAGCAACTCAACACGCTATACCTAACTATGTAGCAGTAGCACCAAGAATGTATAAAGGTAGCATTGAATCTTTGGTTAGACGTATGGTTCCTTTTGCAGATTTGATTCAAATTACACACTTAAAACTTCAACAAGTTATTTCTAGAGTAGTTCCGGATGGTGTTTTTATTGATGCTGATGGTTTGAATGAAGTAGATTTAGGAACAGGTAATGCGTATAATCCTGAAGATGCTTTAAGATTATACTTTCAAACAGGTTCTGTTATTGGTAGAAGTTATACAGGAGAAGGTGATTACAATCAAGGTAGAGTTCCTATCAAAGAATTACAGTCAAGTTCAGGTGCATCTAAAACTCAGATGTTAATTACAAACTATAATCATTATCTAAATCAAATTAGAACCGTAACAGGTCTTAATGAAGCTAGAGATGGTTCAAGTCCTGACCCTAATTCTTTAGTTGGCTTACAGAAAATGGCAGCTTTAAATTCTAATGTTGCTACTAGACATATACTTGATGGAAGTTTATTTATATATAGAAGTTTAGCTGAAGCTTTAACTTATAGAGTTGCAGATATTTTACAGTTTGCTGATTTTAAAGAAGAGTTTGTGAACCAAATTGGTAAATACAATGTATCTATTCTAGAAGATATTGCAGATTTATACATTTATGATTTTGGTATATTTATTGAGTTGTCTCCTGATGAGGAGCAAAAGCAACAATTAGAACAGAACATACAAATGGCTTTATCAAAAGGCGATATAAATCTAGAAGATGCTATTGATATTCGTGAAATAAAAAACTTAAAACTTGCAAATCAATTATTAAAATTAAAAAGAGTTTCTAAACAAGACAGAGATGAAAAGATGGCTATGCAACAACAAGCAATGCAATCTCAACAATTAATAAAGCAACAAGAACTAGCAGCACAAACTGCTATGCAGAAATTGCAAATGGAAACTCAATCTAAAATGGAGTATAGACAAGCTGACATTTCTTTTGAAATAGAGAAAATGAAACAAGAAGCTATGTTAAAGGCTCAATTAATGGATAAAGAATTTGAATTGAATATGCAACTAGCAATGGTAAACCAAAGAGGTTTAACTGACAGGGAAATGTCAAAAGAAGATAAAAAAGCAGAAAGAATTAGTCAGGCAAATACAGAGCAATCTAAAATGATTAACCAACGTAAAAACAATTTACCACCGATTAACTTCGAGTCTAATGAAGATAGTCTAGATGGGTTTGATTTTGCAGAGTTTAATCCTAGATAACCGTCTAAAACTATAATAATTTTTGTGTAACTTTGTATATAATTAAATCTAATACATAATGGAAATAAAAGTAAAAGCAGTTGATTCGGCTGAACAGAAGTCAAGTCAGCAAATTGAACAGGAACTTTTGGAGAAGCACGAAAACTCTTTAGGTGAACCTCAAGCTGATAAGGTTGAAACTACAGTAATTGAGACTGAAACAAAAACAGAACCTGTAGCTGAAGAGCCACAAGTTCAACAAGAAGAAATTAAAACTCAATCCTCAGAGTTAAATGAGGAAGACGTTCTTTCATTTATTAAAAACAGATATGGAAAAGAGATTAATTCTCTTGACGAAATAAATCAGAAGAGAGAGGAAGAACCTCTACCTGAAGATGTTTCTAAATATCTAAAGTATAAAAAAGAAACAGGTCGTGGATTCGATGACTTTGCAAATTTGCAAAAGAATTTTGATGAAATGGAACCTGATAGACTACTTAGAGAGTATTTAACTGCTACAGAAAAGGGTTTAGATGCAGATGATATAACCGACTTAATGGAGGAATATTCATTTGATGAAGAACTTGATGAAGAAAAGCATATTAAAAAAATCAAGTTAGCAAAAAAGAAAACAATTGCGAAGGCTAAAGATTACTTCGAGCAACAACAAGAACAGTATAAGGTCCCTCTTGAGTCAAGTAGGGAAGAAGCCGGTTCGAGTGTTGACAGAGAGGAATTGGAATCTTACCGTAATTATATAGCGAATGCGAAGACAGTTCAGGAACAACAATCTCGTTTGAAGGAGTTGTATGATAAAAAGACGACTGATGTTTTTAGTGAGTTCAAAGGTTTTGAGTTTACGTTAGATGACAACAAAGTTTATTTTTCTCCCGGTGATTCAACTGAATTAATGAATTCACAGAATGACCCTCAGAAATTTGTAAAAAAATTCTTAGGGGAAAACGGTGAAATGGTTGATGCAGAAGGTTACCACAGGTCACTAGCAATGGCGATGCATCCTGACAAGTTTGCAAAGTTTTTTTATGAGCAAGGTAAGTCAGCTTCGGCAGACGAATCTATGAAGAAGTTGAAAAATATAAATATGACAACTCGTTCTGCTCCTGAATCAACTAGCACAAAAGGTGGGATGCAAATCAAATCTGTAAACCCCGACCACGGTAGAGGTTTAAAGATTAGAAGTAGAAATAGAAAATAAATAATTAACAAAACTTTAAAAATTAAAAATTATGAGCGTACAAGCCGTACCCGGTTTTGATTTACAACCATCAGCACAACAAGTGCCGGTTGCATCAAACTACATAACTAACTTTGATTTCTTGAATCAGTATCTTCCGGATACTTACGAAAAGGAATTTGAGCGTTATGGAAATAGAACAAT